GTTGTGGTTTTAATTGGACTACTTCGTCTCCGCCGTCCCTTGGAACCATACCCTTTCTAATTCTAATTTCATTAGGGGTAATTACCTGCATCCTTAAATATCTCTCATCGATCTTAGATTGGGTATCTTCGTCTGTGAGACTTAATTCATTAAATTTAATTTGCAGGGCGTCAGTCATTTCCTCAATTAATTTATTTAATTTCTTTTCTAGAATTTCCTGAACTGGCTTGCATACCTGTTCTTTAAATGTCTTGTCTGCATCACGAGCATTTGCCAATGAAATTCCTTGAGGACTTCCAATTTTAGAAATAGGAACACGGTGAGCCATTAATATTTCGTCTCTATTGGATTGACGATATACATTAAATGAGGACTCTTGGGTTCCCGCCTCAATTGGTTCCATCTTAAATTCAGTTTTAGAGTCTGGGGAATCTGGTGGAAGTGGGATATATAGTGAGCGGTGATTTCTTCCTTTAAGACCGACCTGGAAAAATTCCAGAAGTTTTCTCTCGGACTCTGGGGATAATTTAGCACCCTTTACTGTGATGATATATCTTGGGACCGCCTTGTTTTCAAAATAGTCTAAGTTATACTTTCCAGCAAATTCATTTCCTGCCATAGCATTTGCTGCTGCGACAATATCTGGGATTCCGTAGTAGTTATTGCGTGGAGTGTACTTCTTGAAATGGATAATCTCATTAGGTCTATCGCTGCCGTCCGAAATTGGATTTGGGGTTTCCTGGTCTCCAAAGTTTCTAAAGTATACGGCCTTACCGTATAGCAATTGAATGAAGCCATCTCTTAGGCGGCGTACACGCATTGTCTTTGAAGGGATATGCCCAATATATCCTACCTTGCCAGATGTGGTTCTTGAAATTTCTAGATAGCCATTTCCTGTTGCTTCAACATCTGTATAGAATTTAATCAAGGTCTCCTTGAATGTTTCTTCTTCATTGCAAGCTTCTAGCCACTCATGTAGATCTTGGCGAAGTCTATCAAGCTTACGACGTGCTCTTTCTAATTGTGCATCGTTATCAATCTCATCAATAGCATCTACTGTTTTACGGGTTTCGATAAAGTCAAAGCCAAGTCCAACTACGTTTGATACTTTAGCATTAATTGCTGCATAGTTGTATGGAGATATTTCATATATCTGAGATAGGTATTCAAGATTATATGGAGGCTCAATAAGATCAAACATAGCATAGCCTGTAATGGCTTGTGCTAATAGATTCTGTTGTGTCTCTGTTCCTTCAATACCCACAAATCTCTTTTGAATATTTCTGCTTAGTTTGCGGCGAAATGAAGAGCCCAATCCAGATATCTTCTGTAGCTCTTCGCCAGAGGCCATAAACACATCATTTGTTTTTGTAATAACTGTTGATGGTATATGAAAATCGGAGGCAGTAAATGCCCTTAAACCTGTGTCTATTTCTTCGTTGTTATCTTCTATCATTCCCATTTTATTTCTTCCTCTGCGCCTTTTTTGTATCTTCCTTATAAACGCCAATGTCCAGCGGATCTGGAACTAGGCCCCATTTTAATCTTTGTTGCTGATACTCAAATTCCTCGTCGTCAATCTTTCTCCGCCCTGATAAAAACTTTGGCTGCCCCTCATAGATTCCATATGACCTAACTTCTCTGGCAAGCATATCTATCTTGGCCCTATTGTTTTTCATTGCCGTTACGGATAAGAAGTTTCCTTCATCATCGCCAATCCATCTGCCATCTGGCATCTCCCAAACATAGATTCCAAGGGTGGTTTCCTCTGGAGACATGGTGGCATTTGTTCTTTTTAGGTCCATAGATGTTTATTTTACCACCTTTGTGGGCTTAAGTCCAGCTTTTTGTCAGGCAATATGACAAAATTATACGTTTTGGATTACGATCCAGTCATTATTATATGATTCAACGCCATCTTCTGTCATGGTTGTTGTCGAAGAGTCTGTAATTGAGGAACTTTGTTTACGTATATATAGGTCATAATTGGCTGCCGCCTGTGTAGAATTAAATGCAGTCTCATATAGGGCTATATATTGATATAGGGCTGAGACTGATCCATATACAGAATAATTAAATCTAATATCATTTGATACCGCCGACCCAAATACTATTAGGACGTGGTGTAATTGTCCTGCCCTAAATATATTTGAGACATTTGTCTGTGAGGTTTTATTTACCCCATTTACATATATTGCTGAGATATTGGTTTTTGATACCGCCCCCGAATTGTGCCAAGATATATTTGAGGCGGCATAGCCATTTGTGGCAGTTGTAGAAATTAGCCCGCTATCAGTTAAAGTGGCGGGGGTATAGAAAAATTCTAGAGTCCGAACTCCCTTTGTCGTAGTAATTTCAAATCCAGAATCAACTACTGTCCTTAATCCATTTCTACTATTTCTTGAAAGAATATCATATGGGAGTTTGCCCAAAGTAATTCTATAGTCCGATATTCCAGCATCTTCTTCCAGTGTTGTCATATAGCTATTTCCATTATAGGCATATCTGGTTTGATTATTATAGAAAAGCATATCTAGGTTAAATAGCCTAGGAATATATCTTGTTGTATCTGTAGATGTAAATATGATTCTCAAATATATTGTTCCTGCCGACGAAAAACTATTTAATGTATATCCTGGTATTTGTTGTCCATTGATACAATTGTTATAGGTTACTCCATCTATACTTGACTGAACAGTAATTCCATTGTCGCCATGCCACTCAATTTTAGACGAATCAAATGTGGCGGAAGAAGGAATAGAAATAAAATCATTTATAGTAACAGTACTAGATGCTGCAGAATCTGTTTGAGTAATTTCAAGACAATCTAAAGTAAGGTTATGTGTCAAACCAGTTGTAACTAATTCATCCCATCCTTTGCTATAAGGATATTGGAATTTATATAGTGAGGACATTTCATCGTCATACATTTCAAAGAGCTCCCCATTTGCTGGATCTACTATTTGAATAGCTGGCAAAGGTTGTCCTTGTGCAAAATGATATGCAATTTGATTTTGAGATAAGCCGTATCTATATATAGCTACGCTATTTATTAAAAATACATTTGAGCTGTTAGGGGTAGGCCCAGTAATTAGATTTAAATCAGTGTTTGTAAACTCAAAATTATTTAAGCTTTTTGTAGCTGCCAATTGTCCATCTATATAAATTGATGCAGAGTTAACTGAATAAACGGAGGCTACATGAAAGGATTTATTTGTAGAGGGCAATGTATATTCTACAGAGTCTGTATCTAGTTTAAATACTATATTTCCTTTTTGATAAAATACTCCTACGTCTTCCGCCGAATCTCCTACTAAAGGAATTTCATCAGTTGAAGAAATTTGAGGGTGGAACCAGAACTCTATTGTAAAATCATTATCCGATGATGACGCTGTTCCAAATTGGCTAGTTGTTGCAGTAGCAGTATAATCATTGTTAATTGTATATGTAATTGAATTGGTATTTGTTATATTGGTTGCTCTACTGTTTCCCGCCACAAGTGGTATTAAATCTGGGGCGGGATCTCCAATATAGTTCCCATCATTTTCACATCCTGAATGATCATAAGCAACATCTCCATATATATTTGCATAGGAAGATACGTTATCTAAAACATCTTGGTATGTTGAAAATTGTGCCAAAAAAGCAGTAAAGGTATCTACTACATCGACTGTTGTTAAATCGTCTAATGGATAATATGCTATAGGATAATCATATAGCACTGCTGCTTTATATGACATGTTATCCTCCTACTGCAGACTTTAAATATCTAATTATTACTATACCAGATCCGCCAGCACCATTACTAAATATGGTGCCACCTATTGAAGCATAATAAACTCCTTGATAGAAAAATGCATCTGCAGCATAAAAAGATCCCCAGCCACCACCGCCGCCGCCAGTATTAATAGAACCATCTCTTGGATCTCCTGAAGAAAAGGGTTGCCAGCCTAACTGAGTTCCTGCCCAATATCCATATCTAGCTCCGCCTGATCCGCCGCCACCAAGACCTCCAGCCGCTCCTCCTCCTTGCCCAAAGCCACCACTTGAACTTGTCCAGGCCGTACTTATAGTTGCTGCTGAGGGGCTGCCTGACCATGTAGCTGGATTTATAGCTGTGCCATTATTTCCTCCACCACCGCCTCCTCCGTAATATCCACTTTGTCCAGTCCCAGTAGCAGTTGCCCATGTTGAATATGAATTTGTTCCAATTCCGCCAACTCCGCCTGTCCCTGATGGAGAAGTTCCTCCAGTTGCTGCGCTACCTGCGCCACCTGCGCCACCACCGCCGCCGCCTGCTCCATATTCTCTATTTCCAGAATAAGTTCCTCCATTATTTCCCTGTCCTACAATTCCTGTTCCTGCAGAAGCTGGCCTTGTAGGTATATCATACGGACTACCAAAAGATGTTCCGCCGCCGCCAGATCCTCCATTTGCTGCATTTCCTAAGTAGGGGCCACATCCACCTCCTGTTGAGACTAATGAATTAAAAGAAGAATTACTTCCATTGCTAGGTGCAGGATTTTGACCGCCAGATCCTCCTGCGCCAACTTGAGCTAAATAAGTTCCAGGTATTAATGTAGCATTTCCATTTCTTACTCCTCCTGCGCCTCCGCCGCCGCCAATTCCACCTGCTCCGCCGCCTGCAACAACTAAATATTCAACTGCTAAACTTTGATTGCTTATAATTAAATTATCTGTTGATGTAAATGTTCTGTAATAATATGTTGCGTCGGAAGACAAAGTTCCACCAGAAATTTCTAACGTACTAGTAACATTAATACCTAATGCAGCAGCTGCATAAGTCATTTTAAGAAAGTCCTGGGCCAGCTATTAAATATGTGTTAGAAGAAACACACAATATTGTTGCTACTCCATATGCTGGTAGAGTTCTATTTCCAGTATTTGATGTGCCTGCCCATCTTAATGTAACGCTAGATCCTTGAGTAATTGTTTGAGATGATGCAGAGTTGTTATATATTACAGCATTTTGTCCCGCTGTCATTGCTGTGGCTGTAGTTATAGAAACTCCTCCAGTTGTTATATCAATAAATCTTCCATTATCTGTAGATTGAAGAATATATGCTGTTGTTTGAGCATTTCTTGGCAATGTAGCTGGACCTTCTGGGCCAGATGGGCCTGACGGACCAGATGGGCCACTTGGGCCAGATGGACCTGATGGTCCTGATGGGCCTAAATCTGAAACTATAATAGATCCTGCCATAGCTGAATGGTTTTGACATACATAATAAAGTTGCGGTGCATCATAAGGAACTTCAAATATAATTGTTCCATTATCTGTTCCGCCGTTTGTTACTCCAGTACTATAAATATTTCCAGAACTATATGCTCCAGATACTGTTTGAATCCAGAATGGATGACCTACCGCATTAACATTAATTACATAACGATGTCCTCTAATAAAAGATAATGTTGGATTACTTGATCCATTAATTAAATATGAGCTAGAACCCGAATTAGTTACTGTTAAAGTTATTCCGCCAGATGAGCCTGTTGCTCCAGTTGCTCCAGTTGCTCCAGTTGCTCCAGTTGTTCCAGTTGGTCCAGTAGCGCCAGTTGGTCCAGTAGCGCCAGTTGGACCTGTTGGCCCAGTTGCGCCTGTTGGTCCAGTTGCGCCAGTTGGTCCAGTTGCTCCAGTTGCTCCTTGTGGTCCAGCAATTGTTCCAGCATTACTCCATTGAGATCCTACTGAATCCCAGATGTATAAATCTTGTTGTACTAAATATGCATCTCCAACATTACCAGTTGGATGTGCTGCTTGAAGAGCGCCAAGTGTTGCATATGAACCAAGTATTTCTATTCCAGCGCCTGTTGCGCCCGTTGCGCCTGTTGGGCCCGTTGCGCCTGTTGGGCCTGTTGCGCCTGTTGCGCCTGTTGGGCCTGTTGCGCCTGTTGGTCCACTTGGGCCAGTAACTCCTGTTGCGCCTGTGGCACCAGTTGCGCCTGTGGGACCTGTTGCACCTGTTGCGCCTGTTGGGCCTGTTGCGCCTGTTGGTCCTGTTGGACCAGGATGTGCAGTTAAATATGCATCAACATCTGCCGCAAGATAACTTAAGTCTCTTGGAATGTCTGGTGTGTCTGAATATTGTGGGTATCGAAAACCCTTGCCCGTTGTTCCCATATCTTTAAATTATACCACTAAGACCTTTCGTACCAGCCTTTATCCCATAGGGTTAAAAGGCGGCGGAAGTAATTATCATACTGTGGAGCAATAGCTTCTAATGAATATTTATTCTTTGCCGTCTCATATATAGTTCTAGGATCTAATTTCTTTACATCTTCTGCCGCCCTACAAAATTCATCAAGAGTCCTACATCTATATCCAGTGACTCCATTTATATTTGTTTCTGTAAATGCGCCCCAGTCTGTTGTAATTGTAGGAGTTCCGCAGAAATGTGCTTCTGGCACAATATTGCCAAATGGTTCTATGTATATAGTTGGAGCAAATACTGCTATTGCGCCTCCCATTAGTTTTGCTCTTTCTTCTGGTCCTACCGCTCCAACAAATTCTCCATATCCATCTTGTGGACCAGCACCTGCAAGAATTAAGCGCTTACCTAAAGCTTGGCAAACTTCTTGTGCAATTCTATATCCCTTGCGTTCAATTAAACGGCCAATAAAAAGATAATAATCTTCCTTTTGTTCTTGAAGCGGAAACATATGTGGCTCTAAATATCCTGGAATTACAGCATCAAAGAATTTACCATCGACGGCGGAAGCAAGATTGTGCTGGGCATAAATGCTATGCATCCAAGCATACGATTCAAATACTCTATACTTAGCAAATGTTCCTGGATATCCTATACCAAATTCTACAGACATATGATTTGGAAAAAAATCAGCAATTGATTTTTGGGCGTATCCGCCAATTAAACATATAAAATCTTTTTGCTGTATTCGCTTTGATAATTCTATAATTATTTTGTTGTTATATTTAATCCAATGAGGCAGAGATGAGTCAAATGATCCAGTTGTATAATGATTACCGTTTAAGCTTTCTAGTCTTTCCGCTTCGGAAATACATGGAATATGTTCATCAACTGGGGCGGAATTAAATTCGCTAGCATATAAAAATACCTCATGTCCCATATCTTTCATCATCATGCAGAAACGTCTTACCTTCTCAGTAAATGCACATGATGTAAATTCTAAAGTTGTATTTGTATGGGGTAATGATATTACATGAAAACGCATGTATATAGTTTACTATATTAATTTAGGAAAGTAAATACTATATTTATACTGGATAACGAATAATTATTATTCCGCTACCGCCTGCGCCACCAGTAGCATTAGTGCCACCAGCGCCGCCACCGCCGCCTCCAGTGTTTGCAGTTCCTGCAGTAGCAGAGCCATAATTAGTGCCTGCACCACCTCCGCCGATTCCGCCAACGTTACCGTTACCACCTTCTGGTCCATAGCCGCTACCACCACCTCCGCCAGCAAAATAATAATTTCCAGCAGATAATTGTCCATATCCTGTTGCTGCTCCACCAGAAATTGTAGTGAAAGAACCAATGCCTCCTACGCCACCCGTATTACCAGAGTATGAGCCTCCTGCTGCTCCAGCGCCGCCACCACCGCCTGTTGGATAAGCAGGTGCACTTATTCGACTAGCTCCTCCAGCATATCCTTCTACTGGAGAATATCCCCCCTCATTTCCTTCAGTTGTATTTCCTCCACCAGCTGAGCCTCCATTTCCTCCATTTCCTCCTCCTACACCACCTAATCCTCCACCTGTACAACTAAAAGTAGAAAATCCTAATCCTGAAATAGATGAGTTTCCTCCTTTAGTTCCAGATGACCCTATGCCGCCTCCTGTTCCACCTGATCCTATTGTTATTGTATAACTAGTTCCAGAATTAAATGTTTGTGAACTTGCTGTTCTAAATCCCCCTGCACCTCCAGGGCCACCAACATTTGAACCAGCTCCTCCGCCACCACCAGCAACTACCATAAATTGAACTCCAGTAAGTTGTTCAGATGGAACAAATGAGCCTGTAGATAAAAATGAATGATATGTGTATCCTCCAGATGTAACTATATTTCCTCCTGTGGCTTTAACTACATTTGACGGAGTAACATTCCCGCTTGCTGCTGATGGAAGAGATGCACCATTAGCATTTATTGCAGTTGCAGTAAATGTATAAGTAGTTCCATTTGTTAATCCTGTAAAGGTATAAGTTGTATTAGAAGTAGTTTGTGTTGTAGTATTAGGGCTTGATGTAATTGAATATTGTGTAATTGCAGATCCTCCATTTGAAGCTGGTGGAGTAATTGTAATTGTTGCAGTTGTATTTCCTGATGCTGCAAAAATACTTGGTGCCTGTGGCACAGTTGTTGCAGTAACTGCTGATGATGCAGTGGATGCCGCAGATGTTCCAAAAGTATTTGTAGATGTAACTGAATATGTATAAGATGTACTTGACTGCAAACCAGTAATTATTATAGGACTTGATGTACCAGTATTTGTAAATCCACCTGGACTTGAAGTAACTGTAAATGAAGAAGGCGTTCCAGCAGTTGCAGGAATATTAAAAGATATTGATGCTTGACCATTATTTAATGGCCTACCAGATCCTTGGTTTGTAGCAACAACAGAAGTTGGTACTGCTGGTGTCTGCGGAACAGATGTAGGAAACCAGCCATAAGATGTATAAATTTCAAGAATCCCAAGTTCTCCATTAAAATATGTTTGACCAACTTGTGGACTTGTAGGACGATTTGCAGTATTTCCTGAAGGTGTTCCTGATATAGAAGACTTTCTAATTGCCATTAGTCAAACCTCCATCCTACCGTCGCCCCTGTATATACAAATGAAGAAGCTGATTGATTTACATCTATTATACCATCTTCTGTTAATCCATTAATTTTAGAACTATTTCTTGATATTGTAATATTATTTGTTGCCGCCGTCCCTGATGCGTCAAATATTTGAATCTCATCGCCAACAGAAGGTGAGGCGGGAAGAGTAAGAGTTCTAGCAGTAGTAGTATCTACAAAATATCTTGTTCCCGCCACCAAAGTAATATTAGATGATATAGATTGATTTGTTACAGCAGGTGCACCGCTAGCGCCAGTTGCGCCAGTAGGTCCAGTTGGTCCTGTAGGACCAGTTGCACCAGTTGGGCCTTGTGCTGCGGCTACGCCAACAGACTGCCATGCAGATCCATCCCATACTCTGATTAATTTAGCCATTATGACCAGCTCACTGTTCCAGTACCAGCCGTAAATGTATAAATTAAATTTCCTCCAGATATATTACTAGAATATGTTAATCCAGGATCTATTGTTAAATTTCTTTTTGTAGAGTCATAAGAAATAACTACAATTCCAGAACCACCTGAACCACCTGGGGGATCCATTGCACCACTGCCACTATTGTATGCTCCATGACCACCATTTCCTCTATTTGCTGTTCCTGAAGGAAACTGAGTATTTATTGTGCCATTACATCCACCACCTACTGCATAAGTGATAGAAGATCCAGTTAAAGAATTTGAAGTTCCTGCTCCACCAGCTGTATCTGTTGTAATTGTTGCGGCAGTAGTGCCTGCTGCTGAAGATCCTCCTCCAGAACCACCACGACCTACTTCAGCAGGACCAGAAGCGCCTCCGTTATTACCTTCTCCAGAAATTCCTGTTCCACCAGAAATAGAACCACTATTAGATGATCCAGTTCCACCTCCAGAACCTCCGTTTTGTCCCTGACGATTAGTACCACCATCTGTTCCGTATCCTCCACCGCCGCCGCCTGTAGATGTTATATTACTGAAAACAGAATTGCCGCCATTTGCTCCCCTAGTAGAATTATTTCCAGCGCCGCCTGCTCCTACAGTAATGGTATAGTTTGTATTAGTAGAAACTGCAAATCCTGATGCTGTTTTAAAGCCACCAGCACCGCCTCCACCTGCTCCATGAGAATTATTTGAGCCTCCTCCTGCTCCTCCACCAGCAACTACTAAATAAGAAACTGTACTTGGAGCTGGCGCTATTGGAGTTACCGAATTACTTGCAGAACTTGCAGCAGATGTTCCATTTGATCCTAATGCTGTAACAGTAAAAGTATAAGATGTCCCATTTGTCAGTCCAGTTACAGTTATCGGCGACGATGCGCCAGACGCTGTAATGTTACCTGGAGATGAGATTACTGTATATGATGATACTAAAACATTTGTTGGAGCAGTAAATGTAACTGTTGCTTGTGTATTTCCAGCAGTTGCGTTAACATTTGTTGGAGCATTAGGAATAGGGGAAACCTGTGCCCATCCTGTTGATTTGTATTGAATTAAAGCATCTAAAGTTGTGTCATAATACAAATCACCAACTGTTGGAGATGCTGGTCTATTAGCCGTTGTTCCACGGCCAGTATGACCATTTGCCGCTGTATTGTGTGTAGAAATGGCGGAAGTTACAGAAGATAATGTTGCAAGGGCGGCAGTATCAGAAATACCATGTACTGTTGTTGTTGAAGAATTATGTGCAGAGATAGCAGCAGTTACTTCGGAATCCGTCGCTGCCGACGTATTTGCGCTGAATAGATTTGCTATATCTCTGATACGACTCATGAGAAGGAAATTGTTCCTGTTCCTGCTGTAAATTGTCTAATTCTAAATCCTCCAGAATTGCTTATTTCAGAAGATGTAAGTCCTGCGCCTACTGTAATTGTATTACTTGAAGGATACTTCAATATAACTATTCCAGAGCCACCATTACCACCTGTTTGATTAGAATCTCCACCACTTCTTCCTCCTCCACCGCCACCGCCAGTGTTAGCAGTTCCAGCAAAGCCGCTAGAAGGTGCACTAGGACCTCCAGCTCCTCCGCCGCCTAATCCTCCACTTGCCGATGACCAGTTTGGTGCCCCTCCTCCACCGCCACCGCCTGCATAATAAGTGCTTGTTCCAGATATTGAATTCTGTAATCCTATTCCTCCGACTCCAGCAACGCCATTACCTGAATTTCCTCCTGTTCCTCCAGCGCCGCCGCCGCCGCCGCCAGATTCAGCATTATTTCCAAGATTACCAGTTCCTCCAGAATTTGATTGCGGTGAACCAGATGCTCCACCAGCTGCTCCTGATGTACCTCCTACGTCTTGTCCGCCGACTCCAGAACCACTTGTAATGCTACTAAAAACTGAAGGACTTCCAGGGAACCCATCGCCATATTTTTTACCACTTGGTATAGTATTAGCATTTCCTCCAATTCCTCCTGCCCCTACTGTTAATGTAACATTTGTTTCAAGAATATAGTTTAAACTTGAAGCACTTACTCCTCCTGCGCCTCCGCCGCCTGCGTGTGCTTTACCTCCACCAGAACCTCCAGAAACAACTAAATATTCAACGGTTATATTATTAATTGGTGTAACGCTATTACTTGCTGCTGACGCAGCGGATGTTCCATTTGCATTTGTTGCAGTTGCTGTAAATGTATATGCAGTTCCATTAGTAAGCCCTGTAAATGTATAAGGTGAAGATGTTGCTGTTTGTGTAGTTGTTGCAGGGCTTGATGTAATTGACCATGAAGTTATAGAAGATCCGCCAGTTGCTCCAGTTAATGTTAATGTTGCTTGGGCATTTCCTGCAGATGCGCTAATACTTGGTGCTTGTGGCACAGTAGTTGCTGTAACAGCAGATGATGCCGATGAACTTAAAGATGTACCAAAATTATTAGTAGCTGTAACTGTATAGGTATAAGCTGTATTTGACTGAAGTCCTGTAACTACTAATGGACTAGATGATCCAGTTGCTGTATATGAACCTGGACTAGATGTAACAGTAAATGATGTTGGTAGTCCGCCATCTGTTCCAGAATTGAATGCTACTGAGGCTCTACCATTATTAAATGCTCTGCCTGATCCAGTGTTCGTTGCAACAACAGATGTAGGAATTCCTGGATTAATTGGTGTAGCTGCAAACCATCCTTGAGCGGTATACATTTCCATATAACCCAAATCGCCATTATAAAACACATCGCCAATTGATGGAGATGCAGGCCTATCGGCTGTTGCTCCTTTAGGGACTCCTCCGAGTCCAGATGCTCTTAAATCAGCCATTATGCCACCTTCCATCCATATGTGTTACCTGTAAAAACAAGAGTAAACCATCCACCGTTTACGTCAATAATTAAATTTCCTGCATTGCCATTGATTAATTTGCCATTACGGGCTACGGTTATATTATACGTCGAAGCATTTCCAGATGCATCAAAAATGTCTATTTGATCATTTACTGAAGGAGTGCCTGGAAGCGTTAGAGTTAAAGCAGATGCTGATGTTACAAAATATCTGACTCCCGCTATCATATTTGTATTTGTTGATATAGAGGCAGCTACTTCTTTTTTCTTTTCCGCCAATGAATTTGTGACGGTTGTAGCAAAGCTTGCATCATCGCCTAATGCCTGAGCCAATTCGTCAAGTGTATTTAAGGCTGCTGGGGCATTAGCAATAAGATTATTTATCTGAGTTGTAACAATATTATCAATCTCAGACTGAGTATATGTATTTGTTGAATTTAAATTTGTTACTGTAACTATCTCTACAATGTCGCCAGCAGCGGCGGCGGAAGTAAGAGTAACAGTATTATTTCCAGATGTTGTATAATCTGTAGTTTTTAGTAATAGAAGACCATTGAAATAAACCTGCTCATATCCATCTACAAAGTTTACTGATGCTACGAAATTTGTCTGCCCGCCTGTTGCTGTAAATGTGTGGCGGCGGATAATATTAGGATCAAAAGAATCGGCGGAAGAATCAGATTCAATCCAAATATCGCCAACATCTGGAGATGAAGGGGCATCTGCTTGATAACTAGATCCTTGAATTAATGATGATAAAGTGGTTGGGGCATAATTTGTTCCTGCCGCCGAATATAATACTTGACCCGCATTTGGCGATTGAGTTGTTCCAGTTCCGCCATATTGGGTCGGAACATTAGTATGAGAATCTAAATTATTATTTGTGGCGAGAATAACGCCAGAATTGTGGGATAAGCCATTTACAAATAGCTTATTTTTGACCTTAAAGTCTTTATCTGCCAATTCAGTTCACTCTCCCTTTATTGGATATTTAATTATAGCATTATATTATTTAGGGTATCTAATGATTACTACACCTGAGCCACCAGTTGAACCTACTTCTCCAGCTCCAGCATATCCGCCACCGCCGCCTCCGCCGCCAGTGTTTCCAGTTCCATTAGTTGGAGGAAGTCCATATCCACCACCTCTACCGCCGCCGCCTAATCCTCCAGGGCCAGTAAGAGTTCCTCCATAAGAATAACATCCTCCACCGCCGCCAGCATAATAAGTTGCAAAACCGCTAATACTTGTTTGTCTACCAATACCACCTGCAGTTCCACCATTACTTGTAGTTGGTGGATAAGGAGGTGTTGCTCCTGCTCCACCGCCGCCATTACCTATAATAGTTGTTCCATTTCCTCCATTAAATCCTTCACCCGCTGTTCCTGCGCCGCCTGCAGTATTATTATTTTGTGCCTGTTCTGGTCCACCACCGCCGCCGCCTGATCCACCTGGTCCGCCCGCATGGTCGCTTCTAGTTCCACCATATCCTCCACCAGTACATGATATTGTAGAAAATCCAGATCCAGTTATGGATGAAGTTGATCCTTGGCTATTATTTCCTCCGCCGCCAACTGTTACTGTGTAATTGGTATTTGCTGTTACAGAAACTGCTGACGGTAATGATCCTGTTCCTCCTGTGGCGCCTACAGTACAACGCATTCCACCAGCACCGCCTCCGCCGCCTATTGCAGATCTTCCTCCTCCGCCACCAGCAACTAC